ACTGTTTATGATTTTGAATACTTTACAGAAAAAATGCCAGTTGAAGCAAGTGTTATTATAGATAGAATATTTTTAGATTTTGATGCCCACGAAGATGAATTAGATAAAGCATGGCGTGATGTAAAACAGGTGATGGAATTGGTTATTACAAATAATTATCAGCATACTCTGTTTTTCTCAGGTAGGGGTTTTCATTTATTTTTGTTCGGTAAGAAAACTAAAAACATGAGAGATGTTCAAACATTCTTTAAGGAAATCAAAGAGTATCTAATTATGAAAGTAGGTAAAGATAATACTCTTGATGAAAGAGTTGGGCAAACTACTAGATTGAGAAGAGTGCCAAATACAGTTAATATGAGTTCTTCTGATGGAGAAGGTAATGCTAGGTATTGCATACCTTTAACTATTGATGACTTATCTTTAGACATTAACCAAATACTAACAATGGCACTTAAGCCTCGCCATTTACCCTTTCAAAAGGGTGGAAAAAATGAGGTAGTATTTCCTGTTGCGCCCCCTATTGGGGCTATGGAGGGGTCAATTTCTGTACCTTCTAGCGTAGGTAAATTGCCTATGTTACCTTGTTTGCATAATGCGGTAATGGTGGAGAATCCTACGCATTTAGCAAGAGCATACCTTGTTTCATGGTATCGAGATTTATTGTCAGGTTATACTGATTTAACTACTCATGCTGATAAACAAAAAGTGCATGAGTTAGCGGTTGAAGAATTAGAAAGAGTCTTTGCTAGTTCTGATTCAATTTGGCTTGATTGGGATAAAAATGAAACAATTAAGCATTCTCGTTTTACAGTTTATAATAATTATAACACCCCTCATTGTGATAGACTTATCAGTGAAGGATTTTGTGTAGGTAAATGTTGGAGGTATTCAGATGCTAGTAATTGATTCAAGAGAAAACTCAAAACTTTCTAAACTTGTTGTTCAGAAAGCAAAGGCACTTAGAATAGAACATGAAGCGAAATGGATTGAGATAGGTGATTATGTTTATGATGATGTTTGTTTTGAAGCGAAATCAACAACAGATTTTTTGGGTTCAGTAATGTCTAAAAGATTATGGACTCAATTAGATAATATGGATAGACATTACTTAACCAATGTAGTAATAATTTATGGTGATATGCAAGAAGCAATACATAATGTAATTCAGCACTCTCCTAGTAAAATGCCAATCGGGACTAGAAGCATTATGCTTAATAATAAGTTTCTAGGGGCAATAGGAAGAATAGTATTAGACACGGATATAAAACCATTTTGGGTACAAACAGAAGAAGAAGCAGCATTAATAATAACAGCAATATGTAAAATGAAACCACTAACTAGAGATACAATAGCACCACAAGTATTTAAAAGAATAACAACAGATGATTTAAGACTAGATTTACTAAGTAGTATTAAAGGCGTATCAATTAAAAAAGCAAAAGAACTAATAAAACAATTCGGCTCTATAATGGAAATAGGTGAGTGTTCAGTATTTGAACTACAATCCATAGAAGGTATAGGAGAAACCTTAGCCGAAAGAATTAACTCCACATTAAACTCAGAAGAGAAGGTGAAAATATGAATGACGAATATGACGAAGAAGAATATATAGCAGCATTTGAAGAAAATGCAGGTGTATTTAGCGAAGCCTTACCAGCAGTAGTTAGAGAATTTCAAAAGTCAGCAGTTGAAGTATCGCATTATAATGATATTCCTGCGGCTATAAGTTTCTTTACTATTCTAGGGCAGATTACAAAAGACTTTATTAGAATACCCAATGGAAGAAGTATAGAAGATAGTAGAATACATTTCTGCCAAATTCAAACTTCAGGAACAGGTAAATCAACACTATACAATTTCGTTGGGCCTATTGCTAGAAAAACATTTGAAAAGATAAATGAACATCAAAAACACCCTTCTCTAGTAGTACCCACTGATAAAGGATTGAAAGGCAAAGTAATGTCAAGAAAATTTGATATTTTTAGTGTTACTGATTATACTGATTCAGTTCTTGTTGGTGGTTATAGCGAGCAAAAAGAAATGGAAATAGATGAAGACACTTTTGATGAGAAGTGGACAGGAAATATGGTTGCTAAAAGAAACGCTGGATTATTAGAAGGTAGCGGATTAGCACATTGGGATGAATTTGAATACTCTGGTATCTTCCATGTAAGCCAACATCAACAAAAAGCAATTGTTTATCTTAATACTCTTATGAACACTTTAGCAGGAGAAACTTGGGTTATTGATAAAGCACTATCTTCTTATCAAATAGGTAATGATGATAATAAAATTATGGAATGTTTTTGTGAGCGTTCAGTATTGGCTATGACTTATCCGCCATCTAACCTAAATGAAGTTATGGCTCATAAGGGTGTGCTTCAAAGAATGTTATTATATGTTTGGGATGTACCTAAGTTTATTCAGCATAAAATGAGATTAGAACAAATTGACAAAGCAGGTACTATTGAAGAAGTTACTCAACCTATTGATAAATACGCTGATGCTTTATTTTCTTTATATAAATTAGTATTAGATAAGTATAATAGTGAAGGTGGTAATCCTCTTCAAACAGTATCTTTTGCAGCCAATTTCAATCAAGTATTAAGGTTAGAATATGAAAACATGAACAACTATCTTTGGAATACAAGAGCCGAAGTTGCTGATATTGCGTCTAATTTTACCACCCGTTTGATGAAGATTCTCATTAAAATGTCTGTTCTTTGTAGTGTTGCATCTGCACCATCTATTAAGAATAAAGATGAAAGATTCATTGTTACAGGGCATAATGTACGCCAAGCCGCTACTATCGTGCGACAGTGTTATATGACATTGGTTGATTGGCTAGAGCGAAGCCTACGAGTGAAGAGACACAGTGTTGCTGAAAATTCGCTTGAAAACTTCTTTATTAGTGTTTATAAAACAATGGAGAAGGATGAAGAAGGTTATTTGAACAAGACTCTGTATATTAAAGAAATTAAAGAGAAGTCCAAAAAATCACAAGCGCAAATTTATAGGCATTTTGAAACTATTAAGCATAAGTTTGAAGAAACATGGTATGGTCGTTCAAAATATATTCGTATGGTAAAGGGTGAAGAACAATGAAGTGGGAAAACACATATCTAGTTTTTGAAGTATCAAAAGGGCCAAAAGTAATTATAGACACATTAGACACTTATGGTGCTGATGGATGGGAATGTTGTTCTCAACTAATTGTTGCTGGTTCACAGATAGTTTGTTTCTTAAAAAGAAGAACAGACAATGATGAACCAAAGGTAGATAAAGAAGAAGAAAAGATTAGTAAATTGTGGTCTAATTCTGGGGAATAATACATGTCAGTATTGGCTTTAGATATTGAAACCAAGAATATGTCTTATGACATAGGTGGTTTTGGTAATACTCATATGTTCCAAGTATCAACTGTTGCTACTTGGGATGGGTCTAATGGAACAGTTTATGTTGATGAACCATTAAGTTCTGATTTTTCTAAATCAGGACATATAGTTAAATCTCTTAGAGAATTAAAATATGATTTAGATAATCATTTTGAGAATGGTGGCTTATTGTTAGGGCATAACATTGCTGCATTTGATTTACCTATTCTTAGAGACTCAATGGATATTTATTGCGTTAATAAATATGTTAAAGAAAAGCAATATATAGATACTTCTAAAATACTATTAAAGGAACATGGCGAAAGATTTCAACTAAAGAATCTTGTAAAATGCACAATGAATGATGCTAAGTTAATGGATAGTGCAGACGCACCTAAGTTATGGAAAATGGGTAGATTTGATGAAGTAGTAGATTACTGCATGAAAGATACCCAATTAGTATATGATTTATGGAAGTATGGACAAGATAATGGAGTAGTAAAAGCCTTTTCTATGGAAAAGGGAGAACATAAAGAATTAGAGGTGAAATGGTAATGACAGGTTGGGATTGGTTCGGACTTGCTATTTTTATCATTGTTCTAATGCTTTTATTCTTTGCTGCTTTCGGGGCAACTTCGGTTACTGATGAAAGCGTTGAAGAATATATGAAGCGTTTAATGAACGAAGATAAAAATGCTAAGTGATTAAAATGGGATTAAAACAAGAATGTTTGTTCTGTAAAGAGAAAACAGTAGCAAAGAGACTTTTAGGTTTCTATGTGGGTTCAACAGAACAAATTAAGTTATGGGAGTGTCGTGCTTGTAAAGGCATATGGTCAGAAAAAACAGTCGGAGGGCAATAAGCCCTTCGGCCTTTTTTTTGGGTTTTTAACTGCTATAACAAATTAATAGCGTTAAATGAGAGCATCATAGCGGAATACCAACTACCGCACATTGAATAGTTACTTGTACTGTATTAACACCATCATCTACATCACATGCAAGTTCGTAAAGAGCGTCATTTGGTGGGTCTAAAGCACTTCCCGGAATTGTACCGTCAATAGCCAAAGTATTGTATCTAGCCGCATTTGTTGTTCCAGCAGAACCAACGCTGAATACATTATTAACATCACGAACTTCTGCATGTTGCCAAGAATAGGTATAACTACCGGTTCCACCCGTAGCAACTACTGAAACATCCCATATTGGGATTCCACCAGCACCCGTAGTAAAAGCCCCACTACCCGCAATATCGGCATGTTCTACTAAATCAACTAAAGGGGCAGAACCGTCTATTATGATTGAAGCCGCTAAAGGTGTAGAAGAACCTTGTTGAGCGCAACCCATTAGTGTAATATACATATTAACCAACTACCATCCAATTATTAGACCCAATAGCAATACAAGTGGCTGCTTTATATGTTGCTAAAGTAATGTCTGAACCTGCGCCATTAATGTTATTTCCATTACGACCAATAGTAATATCTCCACCTGTTGTATTTAGAATAGCATAATGTTCACCAGCAGTAGAAGTAGATGGTAAAGTTATGTTACCTGCACATATATTATATCTACCAGCATGGGCTGTTTCAGTTAAAGTAGTGCTTCCCGATACCGATACAGTTAATAATCTTGTATTTCTAAAAGTTCCACCCGAAAGAATATCAAGAGTTGCTACTGGTGCATTAGTACCAATACCTACCATATCCGCAGAAGCGTCAGTAAATAATAAGTTAGCATTAGTATTTCCTTCAACTCTAAAATCAATATCATCTCCTTGGTCATTAACTACTACATCTCTTGTACTAGCCCTAAGTCTAATAAACTCTGTAAGAGTTCCCGCTTCAATTAAATTAAAAGTTAAATGGCCATCTTCACTACCATCTGAAGTATCATCCATACCTCCTTCAATTGTAGCATAATTTACTTCTTGAGGTGTACTAGCATCGTTTTCACCTCTAAAAACAATTTGGCCTATTAAATCAGCATCGTCAATATCTGCGGCTGCATCATCACCATTTCTAAACAATACAAAGTTAGGGGCTGAAGTAGCGGCACTACCTAAAGTTCCTTCTAAAATAAGATGGTCGCCCGAACCAGCACCAACTATGTGTAAATTAGCACTGGGACTTGCAGTACCAATACCAACCAGTTCAGTACCACCATCAACATAAAATATATTATCATTATCTTTACCTGCTATCATGAAGTTTATATCCTCTTGATTGTGATTAAAAATCACACCTTCTGAACCACTCATTCTTAAATGCTCAACTGAAGCCCCTACTTTAGTAACATAAATTAAAATCCTACCGTCTTCTGTACCTGCTGTTTCATCGGGTGCATCGGCATTTATTACGCAATAATCGTGATAAGCACCGCCATCGTCTTTTGCTATAAATCTAATTTTACCTATATCCCCGCTTGTACCCGAATTGGAACTACCACTTCTTTTGAAAATTAACTCCGGCTCATCTGTTGAAGCATCAGTAGCGATGTTTTGAGTATTTTCTAAAATTACTTGTGGTTTTTGGTCAACACCGCTTGAAAGATGTAGCATAGCATCGGGGGAGTTAGTACCAATACCAACATTCCCTTCATCATCAATTCTCACTCTTTCTGTTATTCCTGCATTTGCGTTATTAGTTGAAAATACTAAACTTCCATCATTAACTCCATCTGCATCATTAACTGCGCTAATTCTTGCACCGACATAAGAAGTAGGGCCGTGAGAATCATAATTTTCTAAATCAATTCTAGCATAATCAGTACCCGAAGCGTTTCTTGCACCTTCGATACTTAATGTTCTTGTTTGTCCTGAATCGGTACTTCTTGAAATATCTACATCGCCAGCAACTTCTAATTTTGCTGTGGGTGTTGTTGCACCAATACCAACTCTTGAATTTTCCCCATCAATTCTCATTATTTCAGTTGAAGCACCTCCACCATCACTATCATTTACTTTAAAAATAATATGTTTATTTTCGGTTACATTTTCAATTATAGCATCATCAGAAGAAGTAGACATTTTCAAATCAGTACCTACTTCTAAAGTGCCGAATGCTTGAGTTTTTCCATCACCTGTAACTGCCAATTTATTATTTCCACTATCGTCTTTAATTACTACTGCGGTAGCAGCAGTATCAGTACCTAATTGTAAAATTATTTGGTCATTAGTATCTTGGTTATCTATTGTAAAATCGCCAACTGTGTTAGTAATAGTAGTTCCGCCAGAAGCCGAAGTAAAGGTAGCAGTAGGAGTAAAATCACTAGAAGATTCATATGCTAAGGTTAATGAGTTATCTGTTTTATTAGTGGTTAAAAATTGAATTTCCATAGTTGCAGAATCACCGGTGTATAACAATAAAGCAATAGGAATATCTCCTAAAGTATATGCTGGTACTGCTTCTTCTGTTGTAGTTGTTCTAATAGCCAAAGAATTATTAGCAGCAACCACTATTAAAGAATAAAGAGTATTTGTTTTTGTAGTTCCTGCTGAATCAACTGTACCTAAAGTTAAAGTTCCACTTGCACTAATATCAACCTTTAATCCATCTCTTAGTATTTTACCTGCGGCTACTGTTACTGTTGAAGCACTTGCTACTGTAATAGCAAAATCATTACCTGCTTTAATTGCATAACTACCCGTCATTCCAATGGATAGTGCTTTTATTAATCCTGAATGAGGATTATCACTACTATCTGCTATTTGGGTCGAAGGGGCTGTTGCCATCGTGCTAAAAAAATACGGGTTATTTACCATTTTACTCAATCTCCATCGTTATGTATATTTGTAATCTATCAGTTGCACTAAAAGGCCCAACACCATTAAAGTTAAATCTTTCTAATAATGTGCCGCTTGCGGGAGTAGCATGGTTAAATAGTCCTACTTCTCTAATTACTTTCCCTGTAATAGCACTACCGATTATTTCTAATTTAACTTGAATAACATTTTCATCTGTTTTATCCGTACTTATACTTACTGTCGGGCTAGTTAAAGGTACATCTAAAGTAGTAGCGGCAGGGCTGGTATTATTTCCTCCTAATCCTACTTGACCGGATAAAATTAAATTTTTAAGTTGAGTTGCTAATAAACTTCTTGTTTGGTCAGTTATCATAAATCTTCCTCCAAAAGTACGGTGTGAGTTATCTCTCCGCCAATACCGAGAGGTGTAGTGTCTGTATTTAAGTTATGGGTGAATCCTAGCAGGGTTCCTGTTGTGGTTCTATTACGAAGAGTAAGACCTATTTCTTTTATTTTTATATTGTTAAAGAAATCAAAATCATTTTCGTTTTCTGAAAAGTTTTTCTTTCTGTTGTAGGATTTACTTTTCTTATCCTGTAATAGTAATTCAGAAAAAGTATCATCTAGTCCTATCAAGTATTGGCCTAGTTTTAATATAATCATTCCATTAGTTTGATGAATAGTTTCTAAAATTATATATTGATTCATCTTAATATTTGCTGCTAATATTTCGCAATTAACCACATCTCCTGCTTTAATAGTTTTTACTCTATCAATAGGCAAAGTTAATTCTAGATTGTTCGTAGAATTACTATGTATTTTTAATAGTTGATATGCTTTTTTATCTACATCTGCTTGAGTAATTAATTCTTCTAAAAAGACTTCTAGTGTTTTTCTTCCTTTTTGCTTAATGCTTTTAATATCCTTTCTAGTAGATTTTAGTCCAGCACCATAAACAGTAACTTCATTGAAGAAATCAAATTCGCTTTTAGTCTGCTTGTAACTTATTAGGTCAGAATCGCTAAAGGTTGCTTTAACTGTTCTGCTATCATCATTATTAATATTTAATGTTCCTAAGTTATCAATTACTTTTTTATCTTTTAGCGATAGAAGATAGTTAATTACAGCATAAGTGCTTGCCCCTTGAAAGTCAGGAGAAGCATATAATGGATAAGATTCTTTAGTTAATGAATACTTTACTCCATTTTCTTCTAATAATTCTTCAACTAAATCTTCACTTTCCTTCACTATATTAACTGTGCTTCCTATTACTGCTCTTGTATCATTAACATCTATATTACCTGCTACTGTTAATTCAAAAGTTTCTGAAACAGATAGAACGCCTTTTAGTTTCTTTCCTAACTCCCCAAAATTACAATTAAGACTAAATCCGTTTTGCGTAGTAGTATCTAGAGAAGTTACTATTTGTTCATCACCATCGCTAATACATACTTCTTTACTTATATCACCTATTGCTGCACTTAGTTCAGCATATGATTTAAGAACGGTATTATCAGAACCACTAACAGCCCCTAAATTATCTACATCAACAACAACATACATGGATTGTATTCCTTCTGAAGTGTTTTCGTTATTAGCAGAAAGACTATCTCTTCCATTTCTAATAGCCATTGCATTAATATTTTCATACATTTTATCCGAATCAGCCTGTTTAGTATATTTGCTGCTTAATTCATTTAGTGTTATGGCTGTCGGTGATTCAGGCCAAAATGCGACAGGGTTGGGTTGCATTATTTTATAGTGAGTATTAGTAACTAAAGCCTTATCTAAAGTAATCAGACAATTATCTGCATTAGGGTTACTCATAGAAGTCTTAGTGTCATATTCATGAGAAACTACATAAATTATATCATTAGTTGTTAGATTATGAGCAGAAGAACTTTGTAATTTATTATTAGTGCTTACTGCTACACTTGTACCATCATCCCTTGTCCCTACCGTTGGAACCAAATAGCATCCAGTTAAATCAATAAACTCTAAAAATTTATATCTGGTGTCAAATTCTATACTATATCTTTGGAAAGTTGCATTGTTAGTACCTAATACTGCTGTTGCTGAAGAAATAGTGCCTCCTACATCTCCGCCATAAATTGAAGGCTTAAATCCCATTACTGCGCCATCAAAGTTAGTTTCAACAAAGTCAATACTTTCCCTGCTACTTGATTCAAAATAAGCGTAAGCCGAACCATTTAGTAATAAATAGGTATAAATTTTACTTGAAGTTGTTTCATCAACAGTGCCCCAAACTAAACTATCTAATCTCGTTGTCATTCCATTATCTACAAAGCCACTACCCACACCTGTTCCTTGTAAAACAGTGGCTTTGATTAACTCAAAATTTTCTGATGAGGTATTAATAAAATTCTTTAATCTTGTTTTATCCCACCATCTAAAGAATGCGTTATTATGGTGAGTATTAGCATCTCTTTTTTGCTCAAAAACAAAATTATCAGTGCCATTAACACTAGAAGCAGCATTAACAATGTCGTTTACCAAAGTAAGAGTTTGAGCACTTGTATCAATAGAAACTACTCTATTTCTTTCAATTAGTGTCAAACTAACATTCGTACTTGTTACTGGTTCTACTATTTGGTCGCCTACATTAAATAAACTAACATTTGAACCAACATTAATTATCTTACTATTACTAGCCCAATTAGCACTTACTGTTATTCGATTCACAATAGGATTATTAGTATAATTAACGCCATCGGTTTCAAATATAATAGGTAATAATACTCTACTGTTAGTAGATGTTGATATTATATTTACTTCTCCGCCTCTACTGTTATTAAATTTCTTATACCAATCGCTCGTAGTTACCGCAGAAAAACCACCCGACCCACCATTATGTAATAAAGACTTAGATAGACTTAATTTTTTACCTGAAGGAATAAAATTAGTTTCATCACCAAATCCTGTAATTTTATTTTTTAATGCTATGTCTGCCGCACGAATCGCATATATATTGTGGCCTGTGGGAATAAAAGAAGGGGTTCCACTACTTTCTCTTGTGTGATTTAAATTAGTTATTGTAACTACATTAGCATCTCCGCCAACATTAACATGCGTACATTTACCAAATACTAACATATTATTAGAATAGGTTGGAAAACCATCAACTAAATAATCTCCTACCGCAATACTGTGTCCTGCATTCATAGTTATATTCATGCTCGTACCAACTATTGATGCAAAAGAAGCAGCAGTTCCAACAGTTGCGAGATTAAAAGAAAAATTGTTTTGTTCGCCTTCTATTGCTCTATCAAGAGAAACGGGTCTTTCAGGATTAATAGGATTCCAAAAGAAATCGTAAACACATTCAGTTAGTCTCATTAGGCCAAACCTAGTTAAATCAGATAAAGTTTTATCTGATTGTAGTATATTACTATGATTATAAGAAGTATCTAAAAGCCTGATTCTATTTGTATTTCCTATAACTGATTCTTTTGTTTCTCTACTATTTATTAATTTACTATTGCTCATAGATAAAAGACCATAATCTGTTAAAGTTCTTGAAGCAGAATTTAATAAACTATCTTTTCTTGTTGAAGAATAAATATATTTATCGGAATTAATAAACAAAAATAATCTGCTTGCTGTGGGGTCTATATGAAATAAACTTGATTTAGAATACTGAACGGGTAATGTTGCATCAGCATATTCCTCTGTAATTTCATGAGGCGACACTACATACTTAAAAGTATTAATAAAAGAAAAGGCGGCAGTATTTGGGAATCTTTTTCTATCATAATAGTTAGAACCTGTAATTGGTATTATACCACATTGTTCATGAGGCCAACCATTATTATTACCCGTTCCTGTTTTATTTACTGTGCTTATGTCTGTGCCTTTGTAAGCAGTAGCATAATAATTATATTCTAATTCAGGAGTATAGAAATTATCATTCGATAAGTTTTTATTGTCAATATCTTCTCTATGTTCTCCTTTGTAAAAAGAAAAGGTTGGGCCTATATTTCCTTTTTCTAAACTTATTATTCTAAAGAAGGAAGAACCAAAAGTTTCAGAATAGGTAGTTTCATCTGCATTATTATAAATATTATAGTTTAATATTTCATTTTTTGGACCTAAAAGGCTAATTATTTTACCGCCATGTAAATGTTGCCCATTGGTTAGAATTAAATCATGTTGCTTTTTATCATTAACTGAAGATATATAGTGAACAAATAGTTCTTTGCTCGATATTAAAGTAGCCGGTATTCCTCTTTCTAAAGATATTATGTAAGTCCCACTTCCTTTCAAACTCATAGCCACTCTTCCAACAAAATCAGTAGATGTATATATGGCATCTCCCGCTTTTAGTTTCATTAAAGCCGTTTTTTGTGCAGAATTAGCGGTGCTAACTTGTAGGCTTTGAATGTTTTTTGTTGAATTAGCAGTAGTAAATATTCCTGATTCTGTAATTAAATTTATGCTAGTACCTAAACTGGTATATGTTCCTGCATCTTTATTATTTGCATAGTTGGGTTGACTTCTTCCTAGTGTTAAAGGAATATGTGGGGCCATTTTGACAATAGTATTATTTTTATTTTTAAAAACAGAAACAATGTTAAAATCTAAAAGAGTATTCATAGTATCATCATCAAAGTTATCTATCAAGGCAGAAAATCTAGAATCAGTAAGTATGTTTTCTACTTTATTTAAATTATATCCTATTGCATTAGCATCTGAAGAAGAACTTGTTCCTGCCAATAATCCATTCTCAACTAAAGCATTAAATGTATTCAAAGGGGTTGCTTCTCCACTATCTAACCTATTTCCTGTTCTAAAAAACAAACCTTTATCACTTGCGCCGTTTAAATCAGTAGAAGAAGTAATGTAAGGATTACTAGCAAGTGCTTTATTAAATATGTATTTCTTATTATTTTCTACTGATAGAGCAACTGCTGAACCTTTTGTTCTAGGAAAATCAAATAATTCTATACTATTATTAGTGGAGTCAGCAGAAACTTCTCCAATAAATTGATTACCAGCCCACACCTTATCGTTCTTAGTAAAGTTTGTGTTTTGGTTTAACGCAACTGTTTTATCATCAAAATCAAATGTTCCTGTTGTCGCCGTACTAGCAGTTCCGCCTGTATTTCCTGTTTTGGCTGTTCTGTCATTAAATGGGCTTTTACTACTATAAATAATATCTTCAGAAAATAAAGTGTCTTTACTTGTGATAGGGTCTATTAATTTAGAAAAAGTATTTCTTCCTTGAATAATTACAGATGAAATACCATCTTCTATTACATCTTCTATGTTTTCAACTGTGCCTGTAAATACTTCGTTTAATACAACAAAACTGCCCTTAACATATTGTAGTCCAGTTCTGGTACTATAAGGTGTTCCTCTATAATTTTTATCATCTGTTAAAAATAATAATTTATGTTTAGAAGTTATTC